CTAAGTTCTGATACTGATAGCCCAACTCACGCATATCTGTAATTTTAAGCACCGGATCAGACTCATTATCAACAAATGTGATTCTTATATTGAAGCGAGTTATCTTTTTACTCACTTCAACCAACCCCAATTCCTTTAAGTCATAAATTATGTACGGACGATCATCTACTTTACAAGTTACTCTGGCAAGGTTGAAATATACGTCCATAGAATAATTGATCCAGTTATTATTGGTTTCTGATTTTAGATTGTTAAACTTGGCAATGACTAAAAGAGTGAATGCAAGTCTTTCCCTGGCAGGATTCTTGATTTCCTTGATGGTATCTAACTCTTTCTGCGTAATAGGTATATAATCAATGTTCAACAGATCTCTCTTCTTAGCTTTACCAATACATTTGTCTATAAATGAGTACCAGTTATTGATATCAAAATCAGAATCTACTTTGGAAGCAAATTCTTCTATACCATTATAAATTTCTTTCTGAGTATACTTTTCCTGATACATATATCTAGTTAGAAGAGCTATGTTTGCTCCTAAATCTTTAGGGCTACAATCACCGAGTTCTAACATTTTTTCTATATATTGTTTTTCGTTGAGTATTAAATCCATTATTCTTCGCCTTTCATTTTTACTTTTTTCATTGAGAAGTGTTCGCCGCAAAACTCTATATCACCGTCTGGATCCTTTACAGGAAACTGCGCATAACCATCTGTTCGAGAAAGAAGGTTATCAATAATAGTATCTCCGGACATCTCCCAGACGAAAGTTTTACCCTTTTTTGTGTTATATCCCAAATCAACCAGAATGTTACAAAGCTTTTCTGCGTCTGGAACATATTCTGCACACTCTGATTCAAAAGTCATTCCAATAGGAGTTAAAGAAGTATCTTCATACACAGAGCTATGGCGGCTCATTCTGTTTGCATAAGTTTTGTTATATTTATCATAGATACGTTTTATAAAAGCCTTATCCTTATTTGTGTAGGTGACATCTGACTTCAGAATAGAACTGTCAAACGGTACCTTACTTTCTTTTACATCAGCCAGTGTTTTCTCAATTTCCCAACAGAGTTCATTGACTACACAGGTTTCTGCATTGACTGGATAGAATTCTTTATAGAATTTAAGAAACTCTGCCTGTTCTTCAGTCAACTCTTGTGATGACAGCAGCTCTTCCAGCGGAATATTAAATCTGGACCTGCTCACGGCATCTGATGTTTTGATGTAGTCTTTGTATTCTTTCATAAGAGTAGGGTAGTTGTAGATGAAGAAGTACGGCTTCTTATCTGCACAAATTCTCTGATTGAATTCCTTCTTAGATATTTCTTCTGGTGTATCTGTTTCTTCTATACGGTTGTAGCTATTGTCATACCAATGTTTTGGCATAGGTTTAGCGATGATTCCTTTAGCTTTATCAATAGAGTTCTGTTGGAACAGCTGCCCACACAATATCCTGTAGTCTAAGACTTTATATTCCTCACTGTCTTTCGGGAACCTTGCCTGTAAGCATATCTGTGAAGTGATAACATTAGTAATAGGACCAATCGCATCACCGAAAGAACCTTTATTAGCTTGTATCATATCTGTCTCAGTCGGAACTACCTTGTTTCCTTTACGTTGGATGCAATAGATTGGCGGTAGGTTTTCTGTATGTTTTAATAAGATAGTATTGTTAGTAGTAAACATTAAGTCTCCCGACTTAACACCTTATGTTTCCATAAGGACTAGACTATATCTTCATCTGTAGCTCTATCACCAAGATACAGATGCTCGGCACTTCCCCTGCGAGGATTCCACTCACAAGGTACTCTACTTGCTTCTTTACTTAAGTATTTCTCTTAAGCTATGCTTTCGATAGTCGTTGAACTTTTCTCATTATTGAGACTTAGCACAGTATTGTCTTTGGAAAAATAGTATGTGTGTTTATATATGTTACCTGTTTCTATATAATATGGGATTCTTCCTGCTAGACCTGCCGGAGATGAAGAAGAGTGCAGTTGTTTCAACACATATTCTGCGCATAACTGCATGTATGGAAAAGTTGCTATTACATTTTTGTCTTTATCTAACAAACATACTGGAATAGCTCTTCCATTCTGTCCTCCGGGACGAGATTGTTTTTCTTTTGAATATGCAGGATCAGCTTTGTACTTCTGACTGAGTGTGGTGTTTCCGTAGTTGGGATTTTTCTTGCCACTATAATCTAACGTCTGCGAAGCATGTCTGCCAGCAGCGAGAGTATAGTCAATATTTTCTTTATGTGAACACCATTCTAAGTTATCTACACTGTTGTTTGTGCGATTGTAATCTTTATGATTTACTTCCGGTAAATTTAAAGGATTAGGGATAAATGCTTTTGCTACTAATCTATGAACACTGGCAACTGTTCTGTTTCCTGTTTTACCGACAGTAATACACATGTACCCATCTGAATTCATACGTTGTTTTATTTCCTGATGATATTTCGCTCTACCACGATTATGAGTACTAAATATTTTTCCATCTTCACGAACTATGTAATCAATACCTTTTACATTTAAAATTCTTTCTTCTATTGTTCTCACCTTCTTTTTTATAATCTATTTTTCCAATAAGAGTTCCACTGTTAGCCCGGTACTTCCGGACACCTTACATTTGTAAGTTCACCGAGTTTTACATATACATCGCTGTATAAGGTGACAGA